TGCACTCATGTTCGAAGAATAATCGAGCCTTACCCGACTGTTTTACATGTCGCAAGTAAGACTGCAGATTGGGCCAGGCTGGGATATAACTCAGGTTTTAAGCGTTATTTCGCTTCTTCCTGGGCTACATCTAGTCAGCCTGTTTTGTTGGCTTATCAACACCTCCCGTCCGTTGACTTTACTCCTTACGGAGTTCAGTCTAGTATGGTAGGCGAACCAACGAATGACCGTCTTGGCGAAATCCCTTCGAAACTTTTACAAAAGTTTTCGCAGTTGGATTTGTTCGTATCTGCTTTTGAATCTCGGGAATTCCCGGGACTCATTAAACAGATCGTACATCTCAAGAAGGACATCCCTAAACTCCTTAAAGGAGTCATTGATATATCTAAGGGTATCAACACAAAGAAAAGAGTACTCAAGAACCTTAAATTCCTTCGGGAATCAGGTCTTGGTTACCAATTCGGAGTGTTGCCTACTATCTCTGATATCTCAAAGATTACTAAGGAGATGATAAAAGGCGGCACATGTAGGACTAGTGTGACTGCAGCAGTTCGCGATGTTTTTCATCAAGATACTACTCAGTCATACCAGGATCCGTTGCATGGGCCGCAGGCTATAACCCTATCACGCGAGTTGACTCGGGTGTTTGGTGGTTCTGCGACGTTTCAGCGAGACTATGGCAAATACGGCAATCTTGCCGGAATGTCTAGTTTCATTGATCGTTACGTTTCCATCAATCCCTTCGGGTCGGCCTGGGAATTACTTCCTTGGTCTTTTGTGATAGATTGGTTTGTATCCGTAGATAAATGTATTGATTCGTGGTGGATGCGTAACAGTTCCGATATTTCGGCTGTTTACTGGTCCACTACAAAACGTCAGTACGTATCTAAGTGTTCGTATTCATATATATCCGAAGCCGTATCGAAGGGGGATGTACCTATAAGTACACTCCTCACCTTCGATCAGGCCTTATCGTGTAGATATGAAAGCGGACTTCACACAAAGGAATACTGTGAATATATCCGTATTCCAAGGGCTACTCCAAAGGTCCTCGATTCAGTTAACATTCTTGGCCGAATGAATTTAAAGAATTCATTTTTGACCATACTGTTAGCTTTTGGCCTCCTCTAGTAGGATACTAGAACGTTAAGATATCCAATGTCATGAACGATACACTATCGGTCAAAGATCTATCAATGAGTACTGTAGGAGCTACTCAGCTCCCAGGCACTGCACGCTCGTTTCCGAGAGTTGCTTCGGCGAGTGATGCTTATCTGCGTCTTTCGACGCATATTAGCTCACTGTCACCGACAACTATTCGCGTTTCTCATGTTCCGCGTAATAACGGAACTGGAAAACAACGATCATTGTTTGCAATTGATCAAGATCTCACGCGTGTGGACGCCAGTTCGAATCCTATCTCTAAAACCCGACTTACCGTCGGATTTCAGGCTACGATCCCGTCTGATGTCACATTAGCTGAGTACCGCACCGCAGTGTCTACCCTTATGGGTGCACTGCTTGAAAGTGATGGGGCGTTGATAACCTCCATCTACAACGGCGAGATGTAATTTAATTACGTCTTGCCTTTTCAAGGCGTATGGTGAAAAACCATACGTTTAGTCCGCGTTCATGCATAGGAAGTTCATCATATAAATACATGATGCAAGATAATAATACATTGTCTCTCCGCCTCCTGTGTGCGGATCTCGGATATAAGCTTAGACGTTTACCGTCTATCTTCGAGCTTGATATAGTTAAAAAGACTATATGTAGCTACGCCGAGTACAATAGTAAGGAGTATAAGGACAAATTCGAAGAATGGTCGCAGTCGGTATTCGGGGAAATCCCGGATCTCGATAACGCGACTGTCTTTTCGGAGATGTATCAAATCGCTTCTTACTTATTGAAAGTCAAGAGAGCACCTACAGCTCAACAAAAAGATAACTATATAGATAGTTTTCTTTCTATCGAACATGAAAACAATAACTATCGCGTCAACACGAAGAGCAATGCTCTCCGCCTTGCGCGCGTCGTTATCCGTCGTCTTACGTCGGATTTGGATCTTAGCTTCAGTAATGTTGCTAAGTTCTGCCGACATGGCCCTGGTGCTTGTGCCGAAAGATTCGTCAATCGGGACAAGGACTATGCCATCTATAAAGACTTCAAACAACTTCGAGGCTTTGTGCCTCGAGATTGGATGTTTTCTACCTATAGTTCTTTTCTTGACTATCATCAGCATTCTCATTATGATAATGTTGAAGATAGGATCAAGGCGAAATTAGCACTTGTTCCTAAGACCTGGAAAGGTCCTAGGGGCGTGTTTGTTTCGCCTGCGTCAGCCGTCTTCCTTCAGATAGGAATTGACGGTGCTATCAAGAACTGGATTAAACGGACGTGTCTAATTAACTGCTGGAATCCTACTTCTCAGTCTTTGAACCAAGAAGCAGCCTATGTTGGATCGTATGATCGTTCATGGGCTACTATTGACCTTAAGGACGCGAGCGATAGGATTACTAAGCAATTGGTTAGATACTTGTTTCATAGGCGCGATTGGATCGCGCTGGCTTCAACGCGACCTAGTACTGTTCTTTTACCTAACGGTATGGAACACAAAATGTCTATGCTATCTCCCATGGGAGATGGTAAGACTTTTGCTGTGCTTAGTCTCGTTTGTATTGGATTATCT